TGATCGAAGGTTTGGTCAACGCCGAGGTAGATTTGTTCGACAGCAACCAAGTAGCCTTTAGTCCAATCTTGTGGTGCAATGTTGAGTGCTTCAGACATCATCTCAACATTGGCAGCGCCTGTAGCAATTGCCAAGGATCCGGATGAGATAACACTTCGATCAGTGACATTCACCATTCCACTTTGTGATTGAGTTGTGAGTTGGAATGAACTTTGAGTCGATGAGTTGACTGCACCAGCGTAGGCAGATAGTGGACCACCATACTCAACACTGATGTTGTGAACACGCAACACACTCTTGCCGAGTGCATCAACATACGATCCTAGATCGACAGCTGATTCTGCGTATGTTGTTCCGTTAGTTGCTGTGCTTGCTCTGATAAAAAAACTGTCTGTTTTTGCCATAGTGTTCATCTCTTTTGTTTAGGTGTCCGCAGGTTGTGTCAGTGCATGAATTAACTGGCCGGCTCCTGCGGACAACTTGAGCACCCCCCATTCAGCACTTAATCTTCTCTACCGGTGGCGCGCCATTAGATACTCGCCCTCACCACACCCGCCCCTATGTATAGCCATAGGCTATAGGCATTCCGTTCATGCGTATGTACATATAGTAGGGGATCTTAGGACTAAACATGGCGGAACAAAACCCCCCACTATACGAGGTCAGCGATAACTTGAAGGAATTAATCTATGCTATGTGTGGCATTGAGGATTATTTTGAACGAATGGAAGCATGTTTTCAACTAATAGGTGAGGAATAATGCCAAACCGCACGATCAGTTTAGACAATGTTACCGATGCAATGAGAGCGCAATTGGTTAGCCAAGGCGTGAACTTTTCCCATTGGGTCCGAATGCAGCTGCGAAACATGCCTGTTAATCAGATTCAAGGTGAAAGTAAACCGAAAGTGAAGCCTGCACCTCCTCGCAACTACATGTGCAAGAATTGTTTTGGCAATCATTGGACTGCCGACTGTCCGACGCTGGAGGCTTCTGAATGACTTGTGGCTTTTACAACAACTTTGACTGGGTAACCAAAGACATAACGATTGAATGGTTGTTTGGTCACCAAGACTTCGATGGTGTCCATCGACCTGCAGGGCCATGGTGGGACTGTATCAATTGTGGCGATCTATTCTATTCCACTACTCTTTGCACATGCGACGACTGCAATCCGTTTAGCGGCTACTGTAGGAGTTGCTAAGATGTGCGTTAAGTGTGAAACCTGCGATGAGACTTACTTCTGCAGACACAACCAACGCCTAAGCACTGGTGAAGTCGTTCGATGTGAATACAACTTCATGTGGGTTCAAGCCTGTATGTTATGTCAACCCAAGTAAGGGATCATTGAGATAGCAAGTTGAACAGTTTCAAAGCCACCGACGAGCCCGAGAGTAAGAAAGGACACAAGCACATTCAATCGAACCAAGCCCTCGAGGTTGGATTCTTTTTCTGCTCGTCGTTCTTCACGGGTCATTAACCACTGTGCGAACCGCTCAGTCTTAGTTGGCATTTTCGTTTCTTCAATTAGTTCTTCAGATGTCATCTTGGCTACGCTCCTTGATCAATTGGATTACTGTTTCTTCATCTGTTAGTGTAACAGGTTTCATTTCAATTAGATAATTGATTATACCGCTGCCACCGGCCGCGCCCACATTACCATTGATGAACAGGTCCTGAATTACGATGTGTTCTGGGTCAATGACTGTAAATGGAGCCATGGCTCCTCCGACATTGAACATGTTTGTTGAGGCCCAAGCAATCTGTCGATTATCTGCCCAGTTCCATTTGTTTTCTGTTTCGCCAGTGCTCAGCTGAGCATAGACATCGTTGGCAGCTGAAGAGGGGTCACCACTGATTACGAACTTGGTGATTCGATGTCCTTGGTTTAGCAAGCCATCTGCGATAATAAGACGCTTGGGGACATCCTCAATGAATTGCCCGCGTAGTGTATGGATCGCCATCACTTCTTCCCTCCGGCTTCTTTGTGTGCGGCGCGAACAGCAGACTTGAATCCGCCCTTCTTCCACTCGCCGTTCTTCTTCTTGTACTTCTTAGAGACTCGCTTGAACGCGGCCTTGTACTTTCGATTGTACGCGGATGCTTTGCGCTTCTTTGGTGCTTTGGCTGCAGCGACTGCGCCAGTCGTGGTTCCTTCCACGAAGCCCTGAACTACTTCAGGAGGTAATCCCGCTGCAGTTGCTGCAGGGACCAAGAGAGCATCGGCAAGTGCTCTAAGCCTTAGAGCGAGCCGGAGATCTTCATCAGATGGCAATTAAATCGCCTCACTGTTGGGAGAGGGCAAGTGCCATGGCTGCAGATTGGGAAAGGGTTTCAACGGTGCATTCCAAGACAATGGACACACGGTCACAGTGATCGAAGGTTTGGTCAACGCCGAGGTAGATTTGTTCGACAGCAACCAAGTAGCCTTTAGTCCAATCTTGTGGTGCAATGTTGAGTGCTTCAGACATCATCTCAACATTGGCAGCGCCTGTAGCAA